CTTCACCCCCACGGCACCCGCCGCGCCATCCTGAGCGTGGCCCGCAAGAACGGAAAATCTGGCCTGATTGCTGGCCTGCTACTGGCGCACCTGGTGGGGCCTGAGGCGAAGCAGAATGCGCAAATCGTGTCGGGTGCCATGAGCCGCGACCAAGCTGCCCTTGTCTTCAATCTCGCATCGAAAATGTGTCAGCTTTCCCCGAAGCTTTCCAGCATCGTGCGGATCATCCCGAGCGGCAAGCGCCTGCTAGGACTGCCGCTAAACACCGAATACAAAGCCCTTGCTGCTGACGGCAAGACCGCCCACGGCCTAAGCCCGGTGCTGGCCATCCTCGACGAAATCGGCCAGGTGCGTGGCCCACAGTCGGACTTTATCGACGCCATCACCACCAGCCAGGGCGCACATGAAGCGCCGCTGCTGATCGCCATCAGTACCGCCGCTGCCAACGACGCGGACTTGCTTTCAACGTGGGTTGATGACGCCATGGCCAGCCAAGACCCGCGCATTGTGTGCCACCTGTACGCCGCGCCCGCCGGGTGTGACTTGTTGGATGAGAGTGCATGGCGTGCCGCTAATCCCGCCCTGGGCACGTTCCGCAGCCTTGATGACCTCAAGGAGCAACTGACGCAGGCGCAGCGTATGCCCTCGATGGAAAACAGCGCCCGCAACCTGCTACTGAATCAGCGGGTATCGACGGTCTCCCCGTTCATATCGCCGGACGTGTGGAAAAGCTGCTCAGGCGATACCGTCCCCTTTTTGGGGGACGTGCCTGTCTGGTGCGGCATCGACCTGAGCGCCCGCCTAGACCTGACGGCCATGGTGATCGTCGGCCAGGTGGATGAGGTGTGGCATGTGCAGGCGTACTTCTGGACACCAGAACAAGGACTTGCTGATCGTGCCCGCCGTGACCGTGCCCCATACGACACCTGGGCGCGCCAGGGCCTGTTACGGACGACGCCAGGTGCCAGCGTGGACTATGAGCATGTGGCCGCAGACATTGCAGAGATTCTTTCTGACCTTGATGTGCAGGCCATAGCGTTTGATAGGTGGCGAATCGACCTGCTGAAAAAAGAGTTTGACCGCCTGGGCGTGGATCTTCCCCTTGTGGAGCATGGCCAGGGGTTCCGCGATATGTCGGTGGCACTTGATGCCCTGGAAGCCGAGCTGCTGAATGGGCGGATCGCCCACGGTGGCAACCCGGTGTTGACCATGTGCGCCGCCAATGCCGTGGTGACAAAAGACCCAGCCGGTGGGCGCAAGCTGGACAAGGCGAAGGCAACCGGCAGGATCGACGGCCTTCAAGCGCTGGCCATGGCCATGGGCGTGGCGAGCAAGGCCACCGAAGCGCAGGGGATCGCGTTTGATTCCTTCGCGTTCGTTTGATTTTCTCGCCCTTGCCGGGGGGCCACATGAGTGGAAGGCCGGACGCGGATTAGTCGGACAGTGCCGCGCATGAGAAAACCCCGACAGCCAGCGACGACTCTAGGCGGGTGCTGGCACCCCGCCCCCTTGCCTGAGTGATTCTGTGCAGGGGGCACCTATTCCAACCATTTGAAAGATTCAAATGCTGACACTGACAGAAGCAAAATTGCACCTTCGCGTTGACCACGACGACGAAGACCCGCTGATCTCCGGACTGATCGCCACGGCAACCGCCGCATGTGCGGACTACCTCAACATGCTGCCGTCCGAGCTGGTGATTGCCGTGCCCGCCCCGGTGAAGTCTGCCGCCCTGCTGCTGGTGGGCACCCTGTACGAACAGCGGGAATCGGTGGGCGAGCGCCCGTACAACAGGAACCCGACGTTTGAGGCCCTGCTGAACCCGTATCGGGTGCACGCATGAAAGCCGGTGCCCTGGATCAACGGATCGTTATCGAGCGCCTGGTGGAAGGCTATGACGAGCTGGGCCAGCCTATCAACGACTGGTTGCCTATCGTCACCACCTGGGCCGAAGTCTCGCCGCTGGTGGGCAGGGAATACCTAGCGGCCGCTGCCCTGGTGGCTGAGGTGACAGCACGAATCAGGATGCGCTACCGGCCTGGTATCACCGCCGCCGATAGGATCGTGCATGAGGGCACCACCTACGGAATCACCAGCGTGGCAGATGTGCATTCCAGCCGCCGGGAGCTGGTGCTTATGTGCAAGGCGCTCTCCTAGTTGTAGCGCCCGGACAGATGGCGTATCATCGCGCCAAGTTTTCGCTCTCTAGTGGCCCTAGAAAGCCGAAAGCCGCAGACCCTGCAAGGAATGCGGCTTTCTGGGAGTGAAACAGTTCTAAACGCGGGTAAACGCCTGATCGCTCCGTTGCGAGTGATTATGCCAAAACCCCGGACAGACTGCATAGTGTTTTGCACGTCAACCATGCGACGGGGTACAGCTTCTCAAGACTTGTCACCCTCCCGCCACATGGTTCCCGGCTGGAATACTGTGGCGAGCACGTACAGCGGGATCATTCCAGACGTGCACCGAGAGGCTTAATGCCGCGACCGGGGAATGGCAGGGCGAACCTGTGAACGCGGCTTTTGTACGGCTACGCCAGCCATACAGACCCGTTGCAGGCTCCGACAGGCTCCGTCTGGCATACATCGGGAAAGCGCGAAACTCGATTCAATTCGAGTAGGGCGAAGCTTTCCCGAAGCCCACCAACCCACCATCCAGCATGTACCTGCCAAGACAAAAGACAAGGGGGGACAAGTCTGGTTTTTGTCTTAAAGGGAAGTTCTTTTAAAAGGGTATTCGGCAAGCGCAGCGCGTCAGGCCGAAGGCGGGCTGGAGTGTGGGGAACCTGCGAACCCGTAGGGCTGTGCACACCTTTATGGTGTGTGCAGGCAGGTTATCCATACGGGGGAACAAGCATGGCCTGTGAGCGTACAGAATCACGCCATGCAGCTGACCCGCGAATACATCATGAAGCACCGCACCGCCCGAGGTGCCTGGACTCGTGCGCAGATAGAGGCCATCGGCCTGGAGTGGCCGCCGCTGCAAGGCTGGATTGATAGCGTGGTGGGCCAAGAAATCACCGAAGCGCAGGCACGGCAGTTTGAAAACAACAACATGCCGCGCAAGTTCAAACCACCGAACCCGGATCAACTGCCGCTCTTTTGAGTTTGTGCAGGGCTATGCACACCGCGCCCGTAATTGAGTAAATCAATCATTGATAAATTGAGTATGTGAAACAATGAGGGCATGAAAACAATTGCACTCATCAACGAAAAGGGCGGGAGCGGGAAAAGCACCATTGCCACCAACCTGGCGACCGCACTGCACCGCAAGGGCCAGCGCGTGGTGCTGATCGACGCAGACCCCCAAGGCACCGCCCGCGACTGGAGGGCAGAGAGTCCCGAGGGTGCCGACCTGCCGCCTGTGGTGGCTATCGACCGCGCCCCCAACCTGTCCGGCGCTCTGCAAACCATCGCCGCAGACATTGCAGTGATCGACGCACCGGCAAAAGCTGACGCCATGGCCGCCGCCATCCTGTCCGCGTCTGACATTGCGCTGATCGTGATCCAGCCGTCTGGTGCTGACGTGTGGGCAAGTGCTGCGACCGTTCGCCTGGTGCGGCAAAAAATAGAGCTGGGCGGGAAGATTGACGCGGCTTTTCTGGTCAACCGGGCCGCCGCAAATACGAAGCTTTCCCGGCTGATCAAAGAGGGCGATTGGAACGAATACGGGGTTGACCAAATGACGGCCACCGTGGGCAACCGTGCCGCCTTCGCTCAAGCCATGACAGACGGGGTATCTGTGTTCGACCTGGCAGACACCGCCGCGCAAGCTGAAATCAACCAAGTAATCAACGAGCTGGAGGCCGCCAAATGGCTGGACTGAAATCTAAAGCCCTCGACCGTGTGCGCGATGACGTGCCCGTGAACCTGATCAAACCAGAAACGCAGCCCACCGAAAAAGAGGGGCGCGGCTGGGTTCGGGTTAATTTTGAGGTGCCACCAGAAACCCGCACCGAGTGGAGAGCCGAGGCGCTGCGCCGCAATCGCCCGCTGTCCGAGCTGATCCGGGAGGCAA